CGCTTTAGTAAATCCCATCCTAATTGCACTCATATTCTGTAAAGCCGTAATTTTGTCCTTTTCAACAAAATTAACAAATTCGACTGATTTCTCAATCAATGAGGACGCCTCCATACTGTATCCATATTGCTGATTAAGTTTTGCAACTATATCCCGTGGATTCCTAAAATTGACAATTAATTCATGCGTTGACATTGCGTCAAAGTCCAAACCAGTTTTCGATGTACTACCAATGTATGTACCTTCTTGAGGCTCTTGAGTCCTAGACTGCTTTGTATCTCCAACAAAGAAAACTTCGTCTGCTTGATTATTATAAATAGCAAGACAAATGAATTCCCAAGGCATTGATGTAAACTCATCAATGAACAAACGTCTGTGTCCATGAGAATCAATGGCTCTATGATTTGTTGCATAGGGTAAATCATATTTCTGCCCATACTCATCGGTTAATCCCATATAATCACCTCTCAATTTCGAAAAGGGGGAGCAAATGACATCGTTAACCGTTGCCATCGCCCTAATAACAAAGGACTTACCAGTGCCAGGACCACCTCTAATGTAGTGGCATTTTGCAAACATTTCAAAAGCTGCTTTTGGCATAGCATCAGATGCTCTCTTTTTAACATTCCTTAAACCAATATGATCATCATCATCCTCTGACAATTTAACTGCAAAAGCATTTATTTGTTCCTGAGTCATTGCGAACCTTTGCCTAAGCAGCCTTTCATCATGTGTGCAAATCACTCGTTGTTTGCCCAATTTTCCTTGTAATTCCAAACAAATAGGACAGTCGGGAACATCATCTGTATTGAACTTAACTGGTCCAATTGGAATTCCATTTTCACCAAAGGCTAGCGGATAAATAGAAGTTTTACCGTCACGAACGGTGAGAGTGGCTTTCTGATACTTCAAACCATTGTGTTCCGGATATAGAATAATCCTGTCAGTGAGATTTTCAGTCATAATCCAATCAATTAAAAGAGCAATTGGATAAAAAGTGAATCTTGCAGCATTTCTAAGAAAACGCATAAATTTCTCACGAACAGAGGTCGGGTCAGCCTGATCAAGCGCCAATTCATTCTTTTCAGTTTGAATTTTAACTTGCAAATAGACAGATAAAGCAAATGCTGTCATTTGCTTAGGTTCAATATCCCAAGGTACTTGATTTTCACCAGTGTCAAAACTAATTCCACCCATTTTCTTTCTCACATAGTTGGTTACATTAGCAAACTTATGCGCTTTCGGATCCAAAGTCATGGCATAATTGTAAGTCTCAGCATATTCATATTCTCGAACTGCAAAATACTTCAAAGGGTGAACAAGATGACCAGAATGATGATTAATACTCGCATAAAGGTCTAAAACCTTTACAAACATTTCTCTAGGTTTCAATTCTATTGTTCTAACAATTTCAGTCGTTGCAGTAATTTTATGCAGAGTAAATAATGTCATAGGACCAACTCTAC